ATATTACGGGTTGTTGCATCTCTTTTGTTGATAGGAAAATCAATCATTTGCTCAAAAAACAATGTGCCATTTTCGATTGAGCCTGTTGGATTTGATGCTGCTGCTGCTGTTGATTTTGTTGGTACTTCAAATTTGTAAAATTTCTTTCCAACTACTTTTGTAATTCCTGTTACCGTACCACTACTATCAGCAATAGTCATATTGGCAAACTCGCCAAAGAAAACGGCATCAATTCCACCAATCGCATCTCTGCAATCTATTGTATATCCCGCTGTTAATGCACAAGCCATGATTTTTTATTTTATAAAAAAAGGCAGCGTTTTTGCACCGCCTTTTTTTGGTTAATATTATATTATATTATATCGCTGCTAAGAAAGAAACACACTCATTTGTGAAGGCAACGTTAACACCCATCTTCCACTCTGCTCTAAATCTTACATCGTTGTTATCTTCGCTATACCACATTTTATATGAATTTTCTTCATCAACTAAATCAACCGCTAAAGCCATGTTAGACAATGAAATTGCATAAGCATCTCCCGTTGTGTTCAAGCCATTAACAGGTTGTACTTCTATTGAAGTTCCTGGCAATACAAATGTACGAGCTGCTGTATCTTGTGGATTGTAAGCAAATAAATTTAATGCTCTGTAAGCCATAATTAATAAACGATACCAATCATCTCCTACGAATATCTTAACATCTCCTTTGCCTAAAACTGCAACAGGTATCGCTTTGTATATTCCTTCGGTTGCTGCAATAACATTCGCTGATGTAACTGTTGTAACAACTGCGATACCTGTGTAAGCACTAACGTTAGCGTTAGTTGGAGAACCAGCAGCAATTAGTTTTTGTAAACCATCAAACTTATTTGTGTTTGCAGTTGCACCTGTGCTATCACCCTGCCATATAGCAGTTTCAAGTTGAGAAGCAATGCGGATATTTTTCTTATCCAAATATGCTTTTTGGAAATCAGCATTGCCAAAATCTTCGTAAGTGCTACCTGCTTTTAAAGCCTCTTGAGTGAAATATGCTTCCAAATCTTTTGGACATATTTTCTCCTCAACTTTAATCTTACCAACGGTAATTGTTCTTTGTGTTATTGTGGTTGTACCACTTGCATCAAATGAACAAGCCTGTGAAGCAAATACTGCATCTGTATCCATTAATGGAATAGCTGCCGAACTTTTTACGTTTGGTAGAACGATACCACCTGCTAAAATTAACTCCTGTGTTTTTGCACCAAATACCGCAGATGTTAGTAACGGCTGTGTAAGCTGTTTGGTATATGCGGTTAAACTACCTAATGATAATGCCATTTTATTTGTTTTTTAAATTAATTGAATAATATTGATGAGTATTTTTTTTGTTCGTCTTTGAATGTGTTTTGTGTGCGAGTGGCTACATCCGATACCGCTGCTGGTGCTTCAACTATAATTGTAGAAAGTTCTAAAAGTTTCTCAATTACACTTGTTGCCTTTGCTAAACTTATTTTCATTTCGCTTAACTGTAATTCCTGTGCAGCAAATTTAGTTTCGTAGTTAGCAAATTTACCATTTGTTAATGTTTCAAATGCTGTAAATTTAACTCCCATATCTTCAACCGCAGGTAATACTTCTTCTGGTAAGTGTAACATAATTTCAGTTATTGCACCATTATCTCCTACTGTTATCATTGTACCATCAATAAGTTCTAATGAGCCAGGCAATGCTGATGCGCCATCAATCATAACAACGCCACCAACTTCCAACTTATCAATCATAACCATTCCACCAACTTTCAATTCGTATTCTTTTGGACCTTCTACGGGTACATCGGTTGGAACTGCTGCTGAAACAGGCGCAACTAAATCATTGAATAGTTGCTTTACTTTTGTTAGAATTTCTTTTGCTTCCATAATTATATTATATAAATTTTTAAAAACTGTTTAAAATTTGTTTTAATTCATTCAATTTTTGTTCATCTGCATTCATTGGTGCTTCGTAATCAAATAACCCTTCAACGCTAAATCCTTTTACTTTACCGCTTTTTATTGCAGCCCATACTTTTGGATTTTCAACATAAAAACTTCCAAACCATGTACCATCTGGCAAATCGCTAAATGCAGTCATTGGCTTAATCCCTCGTTGAGTGTTGCTGATAAAACTTTCAAATAATGTAACGCCTTCAACTTGCATATCGGCATCGTGCATTAAATTAACATTATTTTGAAAACCCTTTTTGCTGAATTTAATTGCAATACTTTTTATTGTATCGGCTGAAAACTTTACATAATGTTCTCCAAGTTTTGCAGAATTACGATAAATTAATTGCTCTGGTATCATCATTGGTCCTGTAATAATATGCTGTTCTTCGCTTACTACTTCAAATTTAATATCTTCTTTAAAGGCAATAAAATCACGTTTAATTGCAGGTGCATCTACTAAAGCAATGAAACTTACTTCTGCATCATCTTGAATTTCTGCATTTATTTTCAAATCATAAATAGGTAACTCCATAATATATTATATAAATTTAAAAAACTTGTTTAATTAAGAAAAATATAACTACCCCTATACCAATAACAAATGCTATGTATTGGAATACATTTGTTACCGATATTAAAATAATAAATATGGGTAACTAATTTCATTAATTTATTCTCGCTGCCCTGTTTAATCTTCTAATTCTTTCTTGATTGTTACTTACATCGCTTTCTAAAACATAAGCCCTACCCGCTGCATTACCAACGGCATTGATAGTGCTTTGGTCAAGTCGTGTTGTTTGTACTTCTGTTTGTGGCATTATAGGTGCTGAAGGTGTAGCCATTGAAGGCGTACTACTATTTGTAGACTTTGGCACTTTTACGGCGGTAATATCTTTAACTGTTTTAAAACCAACTGCTGCCGCCGCAATTATGGAAGGAATACCCCAAGGCATACCCATTGATATTCCTTTAGAAATTCCCAAATAAGTATTTATAAGTGCTTGAGCTATGGCTAATGTTTTTCCTGCCCCTGTTTCTTTTCCTACAACATCAGAAAGTGTGCCAAGTGCATTTGCTGTATCTTGAACAAGTTGTCTTTTTTGTTCAACTAATTTTTTGTCTATTTCAATTTGTGCATTTGCCGTATCTTGACTTATTTCAGTTTCTTTTTGGGCATTTTGCATTTTTTTGCCAATATCTTCTAAATTGTTTTTATCTAACAATTTCAATTTGTCCGCTCTATCCGTCGCATCTTGTTTATTCTCATCTTGTTTTGCTTTTTGATTATCTACCTTAAATTGCGCCTGAAGGTCTAAACGTTTTTCCTTTGCTGTTTTTTCTTCCTCTTTTAATTTATCATTGTCAGTTTTATTATCAGCAATATCTTTATTTCTGGCTGTTGTTCTTTCGGTTGCTACTTCAACTTCGTGCTTTTTTACTATTTGAGTTCTTTCATCTAAAACATTTTTAACAACAACATTTTGTGCATTGAGTTCTTTAACAGAATTTGTAAAATTTTCAAATGATTTTTTTAATATACTTTCATTTGCATCTGCTGCTTTTAATGCGTAATATGCTTGTTTATTAATCTCCAATGTATGCTGCGCTGCTGCATACGCACCTTTCTCATCTGCAATTCTTTTATCAATTAATTTTAACTCTAATGCACGAATAGCATTTGTACTTCCCCCTGTTGCTTTTGCCATTGCAAGTTCCTGTGACATTGCTTGTTTACCTGCTTCCGTTGCTTTATCCCTTGCTTTAATTTGTTCTTCTAATGCTTTTTTATTTTCGTTTATTGCCTTTGTATTTTCTTTTGATGCTTCCGCAGATTTCATAAACCACATTGTTAAAGCAACTATACCAGCAATAACGGCAGCAATAACAACAACCAATGCACCAATAGGATTAGCAGCCATTGCAGCATTCCATAACCATTGAGCAGCAGTAACTATCTTTTGAACAACAGTATATTTCATTGCGCCACTTGCCAATAATTTAAAACTATCAACCGCTCCCATTATTCCACTTATCCCCTGCTGCAATGCCATTGCAGATTGAACTTTTAAAAGTAGTTTTTCAGTTTCTTTACTATCCGCACCAAGCACTCCCATTGCACCACTAAAAGCAGAAAACCCAGCAGTAACACCCTGCAATGCGCCACCCAATGCTACAAACTTTTTATCGGGGTTAAAGGTATCAGCCAGAGCCTTTGCATCGCCAATGCTATCTTTTAACTTTGCCACCTTCTTTGCTGCTTCCGCTGCCTGTGTTGAAGTTTCGCCAAACTTCATACTCATATTCACAAGTTCACTTGTGGCATCTTTTAATTGCTTCTTAAAACTGCCTACCGATTGCTCTGCTTGTTTTGTATCTGTTGTTAGCTGTAACGCTATTACTTCTGTTGCCATTTTAATATGTTGTATAAATTACTCTTAATAATTCCGTTTTGGTTGTCATATTCTCGCCAGGTAAATAATCAATTAACTTTTGCAACCTGTATATGCCACCATCAATATAAATGTATTTGCTAAAATCTAAATCATAAATCTCTTGCTCATTTAACTTAACCATACATTGCAACAACCTGCTATCCTTATCCGATATTTCTGCCATGTAAGATGAATAATAAACATTAAATTGATTAACCGAAATATCGCCACTAACTAAAACAAAAAATAATTCTTTTGGTATGCCAAAATTTAAGTCATTACTTGGCGCATCGGGGTCATCAAAATGCCCTGCATAACAATAATCCGTTCCCGTATTTAAAATGGTACTGCCATTTGTTGCTAAAATATTCCATGAAGTAACCCCCGTTATTTTTTTACATTGCATTATGCGAATAATACTATCAATGTTCTCCTCAACGGCATTGCTGCTTTTAAAAATAGTGCTGTAAATTTTATCTTCACCAGAATAACCAACCAAAACGGATGATGCAAATATTAGTTCAATAGTTTCTGTATCTTTGCTAAATTCAAGTTGGTTATCAAAAATCCTATCGCCATAATTTTCATTATATCTTTTGCGGTATTGCTCACCATAAAAATCATTATCCTGCTTAAATTTAAAGTTATAAAACCTGCTATTCACCTCACTCATTGGCTTCATTCTTATCTGCTTACTTCTGTCAATCTTATTACTCCAATCAATATATGAACTCGGAGTGCTATCGTAGAAATCAACATATGGCGTTATTATTAAATGTTTTTCAATAAACTTATCCTCCGTTACATATAAATTAAACAACTTTAACATTGATGCAAAAAAATCTCTTTGAAATATATTTTTAGGTATGGCATCATTTATTGTAACCGTATCTCCAATGGCTGCGGTGGATAAAACTGCAACAGTTGAAACTATGGAAAACTGATGCACACGAATTGCAAAATCAAATATTTGTGAACTTCCAACAGGTTGGTCAGTACAAGCATATAAATTTATAGAGTCATTTGTATTTAATGTTACCTGCTTTGTAATTGTAAATCTATAATTTTCATTGCTGTTAGTTCCCTCTGCGGGTAAACTTGCATATTCAAGGAATTGTGAAGTTGAATAATCATCAGTAACGGCATTTTTAAAACCAATATAAAATAATTGTCTTGTATCTGTTGTTACATCAATTTCACAATCCATTGTTATATTTACTACAACGCTTGGTGTACCATTGTAATTAAAACTGCCTGTGGTATGATAGTCAGTAATGTTGCTTGTTACAACTGCCGTTGTTAATGGTATGTAACTTTTATCATCGGGTGGGTTAATGCCATCGCCAGATAATATTGTTGGCGCATTGGATGAGTATGCTTCTACAAAATTACTTGCAGAACGTGAAAATAATTTTTGATTGTGCGGTATAATCATGCGCTTAAATCTATCCGTATCGCCAAGCGCAAATGTATAAGTGTAACCCGAATTTGTTATAATCTTATCAAGATATTGGCGCACAAATAATGCAGGTCTAAATGTACCATACTTCCAATGCAGTTTTGCAGTTGAGTAAGAACCGTAATCAATATGCGGGTAAATATATCCTTCCCCTGCGTTATCATTTGCCCAACTGCCTGTAATGTTTGCAATAGAATAAGTATGGTTATATGCGCTGAAATCAATATCCTCCAATCTGCTATTACCTAATTTTGAAAAGAAACCACCTAACTCGCCAAAGACAGCACACTCATATTCAATTTGCCCTTCATTATACACAATTTCCATCAATCGAAAAATACCTTTAACTATCTGCAACCCATTTACTTCTATTCTGCATTTTGCAGAACGTGAGGCATCAAAATTGTAATTTACATTTGCAGTTAGTGAACTTGTAAAATTGCTGTTATTAAAATTAAATATGTTACCCAGCAAAGTATTGTTTCGAGTAGTGCCAGGAATTACAATAGTTTTGCTGAAGGAAGTTGCCTTGCTGTCAAGTCGTTCCAAATCATCAATCGCATAAGTGATGTTATTGGATAAGCCCTTATCAATATCAAGTTCATTATCTTCAATAAATATTCGTGTCATCGTAGTTGTGTGTATCTGTCGCTATTAAATTCAAATTCAATTTCTAATGCCTTCAATCTATTGTTTACATATTTATTATATTCATAATTTGTTGCCTTAATTGTAACGGGATATTTATACCCACTAATTTCTAATAGTATTTGAGGCGAAGTCATTAAATCTGCTATCCATTCCCATTCTGCATCCGTTAAGGCATTGGCAGTTAATTTGTAACTCCAATTTGCTTTGTTACTATAATTTATTTTATTTTCATAGTAACGATTAGATGTAGATAAATAATCAACATTGTTGCCATTAAACTTATAATCACGCTGCCCGAAACTTTTGCGCTCAACATCCATTGAAAGTTTTGAAACCAAATCAAATCTTTGAGTGTCATACATTCCCCACCTATTAAGAAAGTGAACAGGATAACAAGTGTATTTTGGATTGCATACTAAATTTACCCTTATTTGTTCATCCCCATTAAACCATACTTTATAATATTTTACGCTGTCGTTAAACGTGGTTGATAAGGTAGCACTTAACGCAGTCGTGCCTATATTCATTTGCACAAATCCATT